TTCGTCGGCAGCGTCAGATGTGTATAAGAGACAGGCACCCATTTTTAACATTTCCCAACGCATATTTAACAGTTGCTAACACACTTTGGCACGCTTTTTGCTGTGCCACAAAAACCGAATCTTTTAACTAACTTTAACTCTGTTAAACTTTCATAAAAATGATGTTTCACGTGGAACGGTGACAAAGTGGATGTTTCACGTGGAACAAACAGGTGGATGCCGAAAACTGTTTCACGTGGAACAAGAAGTGTTAACAACAGTTAATTTATTTCTTTAATACTTTTTAACTAAAATAATTTGGTGGTTTAATATATTTGCCGTATCTTTGTAGCGTGTTTTAGAAACAATATAAGTTTAACAATTTAAATTAGGTAAGTTATGAACGAAAATTTTAATGAAACTGTGTTCAACTGCATTACAAGTGTTAACTCTTTAATGACTTCAAATGAAGTCGCTAAAGACGATAAGGCGGTTATCAAGTTGAACCGCTTTAAGAAGTGGTTGAACGATTTTGCATCAGCAAATGGTGTAACAGAAGTAAAGTAACAACAGAAGTTTAACGTTTTAAAAAGATTAAGTTATGGCTAAAGGTTTTAGTTTTGCAAGTAAGTTCAATAAAACAAGTTTCGGTATTGATACAACCGATTTTCCGTTTGTAAAGTTGACCGACATTTTCAACAGCGAGAATGAGGGTGGCGGTGATGTGGTACACCCTATCAATGGTTTGTACGTTCACAAATCACAGTTGGGGGATTCGCCTGTTATTATTGATGCAGAGAATAAACGTTTGGTAAACTTGCCACAGTTTACAGGTGACACGATTCGTGAGATTCTCGCAGATAGTGAGGCGGTTGACGCTATCAAAGCCAACAAAGTTGGTTACACAATTTACGAATATGAATCGCACGCCAAAAAGTGTTACGGTATCACTTTTGTAGATAAGTAGTTTTCGTAGGGTAAAGGGTGGATAACGGCACGGGGGTAAACAGTAACTTTGTTTATTGTTGCCCCCGTTTTTGTTTAATTTTAAAACTGTAATAATATGGCAAAATTGAATCCTATAGGTTTTTCAAAAAGAACTTTTGCGTCAACGTCAAAGATACACGTTGACAAACAAATAATGGATGCTATAGAATCACGTGGCTATTTACGCAAAGAAATCGCACGTATATTTCAACAGGCAAACAGACGAATACAAAACGTTGAGAGAACGGGTTTAGTTTCGCCCGCAGTTGTTGCGTTGAACAAAGGTGACATCAAAGGTTTTGCAAAATTTTCAATGAAACACGATTGGAACGATTTAAAAATCGAATATGCCAAAGCGGTTTCTTTTTTGCAACAACCTACATCAACGGCAAGCGGTACACGTGAGTATTCAAATCACTTAAAGAAGTCTTATGACTTGAACGACAAAGAATTTAAGTTGATGCAAGACAAATTAATGGGTAAAATTGCAAGTGTTTCGGATGAAAGATTCTTAGAACAATATTTAATGCAATACAAAGATTTCACGGGGGAACTTGAACAGGAATCCCGTGACGTGTCCGACCAAATCGAAGACAATGCCGTTAAAATTGAAAACGCTTTAGATGATGCAATAGACCAAATTGCGCACAGTGGAACAGCAGAAGCATACATCAATGACGTTGACCACTTCAAAACAGATGAGCCGTTAAAAAAGATATTAAAAGAATTTGAAAAATTTGGTTTATAATGAAAAAGATACCCTTTGAACTACAAACAGAAGTTTTCACGCCTAAAGATATTGCAAAGGTTTTATCTTTGGCGGTGAACGAAAAGAATTTTACAGGCAATAATAAGGGCGAAAAGTTCTTGAATGTGCCTGTATCTTTCGATATAGAAACCACGTCTTTTTACAGGGATGTGGATGGCGAAACATACAGTTATGAACGGTATATGAAATTAGGTGGCAAGAAAACCAAAATGGAAAAATGTTCTTTAATGTATGTTTGGCAATTTGGAATAAACGGTTTTTGCATTATTGGTAGAACGTGGGATGAGTTTTTGCAGATGTTAGCCGAAATCGTGGCTATATTGGAACTTTGCCCGAAAAAGCGTGTTATTATATACGTGCATAACTTAGCTTATGAATTTCAGTTTTTCCGTGAATTGTTAGATTGGGAAAAAGTCTTTTCAATAGACCTTAGAAAACCGATTTACGGAATAACTAAAACGGGTTTAGAGTTCCGATGTAGTTACTTACTTTCGGGATATTCTTTGGCGAAATTGGGAGAACAACTTCACAAATATAAATGTGAAAAGTTAGTCGGGGATTTGGACTATAGTCTATTGCGTCACAGCGAAACACCGTTGACCCAAAAAGAAATAGGTTACTGTTTGAACGACATAAAAGTTGTTATGTGCTATATCCAGGAATTAATAGAGCAGTACAAAGGAATAACACGTTTACCGATTACAAAAACGGGTTTTGTACGCAAGTATTGCCGTTCTGTATGCTTTAAAACAACTGACGAAACAGGGAAAACAATTCCTAACTTCAAATATATTGATAAGATTCATTCTTTGAATATAACAGGTTTAGAAGAGTTTTCAATGCTGCAACGTGCGTTTTCGGGCGGTTTCACACACGCCAACGCAAAATATACTGACGAAGTAATTGAAAACGTAGATAGTTACGATTTTACTAGCAGTTACCCGTATGTGATGGTATCGGAAAAATTCCCGATGAGTACAGGCGTTTTCGTTCCTGTAAAGTCAATGAAACAATTTGAGTTTATGACTAGCAAATTCTGTTGCGTGTTCGATGTAGAAATCACAAACATTTTTGCTAAATCAGAAAACGAAAACCCTATATCGGTTAGCAAATGCTTCGTCAAAGAAAACGTTTCCGAGAATAACGGCAGATTGGTTTGCGCAAAGAAAATATGTATGACAATTACCGAAATAGATTACAAAGTGTTTTCACAGTTTTACACGTGGGAACAAATAAGAATCGGGCGAATGATTTGTTACCGCAAAGAATATTTGCCGACCGAATTTGTGGAATCTATTTTGCACCTGTATGAAATGAAGACTAAACTTAAAGGTGTAAAGGGTAAAGAAGTGGAATATTTGAACAGCAAAGAAATGCTAAACAGTTGTTACGGTATGTGTGTTACAAACCCGTTGCGTGACGAAATATTGTGTGACGGTGAAATGTGGGATATTGAACACCTTACAGGCGAAAAGCAATTAGAAATGCTTAATAAATACAACGATAGCAAAAACCGCTTTTTATTTTACCCGTGGGGTATTTATGTAACCGCTTATGCAAGAAGAAACTTATTCACGGGGATTTCTGAATGCAGTGACGATTACATATACAGCGACACCGATTCCGTCAAAATAATGAACGGGGATGCACACAAAGATTATTTCAAAGCATACAACGATTTGGCGCAACAGAAATTGCGTGCCGCCTGTAAGCATCATAAAATCCCCTTTGAAAAAGTTGAACCCGTCACAATAAAGGGAATCGCAAAACCTTTGGGGGTTTGGGATTATGAGGGCAGATATACCCGTTTTAAAACTTTGGGTGCAAAACGCTATATGATTGAAGAAGAAAACGCCCTTACTGTAAACGGAAAAAATTATAATTATTCAATGACCGTTTCGGGTGTGAACAAAAAATCTGCTATCCCCTATATGGTGGAAACGTATGGTGAAAATGGTGTGTTCGATGCCTTTACTAACTATCTAGACATTCCACCGAGTGCAACAGGTAAGAACATTCATACATATATAGATTACGAACAAACGGGAATGATAAAAGACTATAAGGGAAACGTTTCAAGTTATGATACGACCACGGGGGTACACTTAGAACCAACGGGGTACACTTTAAGTCTTTCAGTTCTTTATATAAACTATTTAATGGGAATAAGATTAAAAAAGGAATAATATGAAACAGAAAAAAGAAAAAGTAGAAACACCGAAATTTTACACGTTGAATCGTATTTTATCAAAAAATGCAGATTATAACGTAATTTTCGGTGAACGTTCCAACGGCAAGACGTATGCAACATTGTTGTATGGAATCAAAGAATATTTGCGCACAGGTAAACAAATGGCGTACATTCGTAGATGGCGTGAGGATTTGAGGGGTAAACGTGCCGAAAGTTTGTTTGCAAATCACGTGGCAAATGGCGTGATCCAGGAATTAACGGATGGCAAGTTTAACGAAGTGTTTTACGTTTCGGGTAAATGGTTTCTTTCGTCTTATGACCCCGAAACCAAAAAGCGTGTGCCCGAAAACACACCGTTCTGTTATGGGTTTTGTCTTTCAGAACAGGAACACGAAAAATCTAGCAGTTACCCGAACATAACAACGATTGTTTTCGATGAGTTCCTTACAAGACGATATTATTTGCCTGATGAGTTTATGCTATATATGAACCTGTTGAGTACTATTATTCGTCAAAGAAATGACGTTAAAGTATTTATGTTAGGTAACACCGTGAATCAGTTTTGCCCGTATTTTACCGAAATGGGATTGAAACAGGTGAGAGTGATGGAACAGGGCACAATAGATATTTATAAATTCGGTGAGCACGGTGCAACGGTGGCGGTTGAATATTGCAGTACTGTTGTCAAACAAAAAGCGAGTAACAAATATTTCTGTTTCGACAACCAAAATTTGCAAATGATTACGGGCGGTAAATGGGAACTAGCAGTATACCCACACCTACCTGTAAAATACAAACCGAGTGACGTGTTGTTTGTCTTCTATATTCAGTTTAACGAAATGACGTTACAGGGTAACGTGATACAGGTTGAGGACAAAGAAAACGGGGTGAATAATTTCATTTACATTCACAACAAAACAACACCGATTAAAGACACCGACAACAGTTTGATTTATTCGTTGCAGATGAACGGAAAACCAAACTACAAACGAAAGTTGTTGAGCACAGCGACATATATAGAATCGCAGATAACAAAGTATTTCGCAACGGATAAGGTATTTTACCAAAGTAACGAAATTGGCGAAATCGTTCGTAACTATTTAATGGCGAGTGCTCGCAGTAACATTATTACTTAATATCTGTTAACGGGGGTTAAAATTGTTTCACGTGAAACATTTTTCCCCTGTTTTATTTGGTGAAACCAAATAATATTATTACCTTTGCATCAACAAATAACAAAGTTAAAATTGCTATATGGATGTAAACGGAATAATTTCACTTATTAGTAACGTTGGTTTCCCTGTTGCGGTGTGTGTTGCACTTTTCTATTATATGGAAAAACAGAACGAACGCCACCAAAGCCAGACCGACAAGTTGAACGAAACAGTACAAAGTAATACAAAGGTGCTAACAGAACTTTGCACCTTAATTAAAACTTTAATTAAGTGATGGAAAAAGAAAACTTATATAACAGGTATCAAACAGAAGTTAAAAACAAAGATACAGCATTATTCACATTTATGCAGCGTGTTCTTTGTATGACTTCAAAAATGTTTGTTTACACGGGCACACCCGAAACAATTCCACCTGTTGAACTTGAAAGGATTTTGCAAACAACGGGTAACGTTGGTATTGCAGAAGTCAACGGGGATTTGTATGCTTTACAGGGCACACGGGGTGGCGATTGTGATGCCTATTATCACGGCAAAGATTACGTGGTGGCAAACCCGTGGTTAAATTTGAACAAGACGTTCAAAATTGATGAGGATATTGTAGTTATCAATAACACACCGTTTGCGGATTCGCTTATGCCTATAATTGGCAAATATGGTGTACTTTACACGGATGCCACAATAACTTTGAATTTGGCTAGCATTTTGACCCGTATTACAATGTTAATTTCGGCGAGTGATGACAAGACCAAACAGAGTGCAGAAACGTTCTTACAGAAAATTTTGAACGGTGATTTTTCTGTTATCGGTGAAAATGCCTTTTTCAAAGGTGTAAACTTACAGACCCCACCGACACAGGGAAACCAACAAATCGGTCAATTAATTGAACTTTTGCAGTACTACAAAGCATCAATGTTCAACGATTTAGGTTTGAATGCAAACTATAATATGAAACGTGAACGATTGAACACGCAAGAAGTTTCAATGAATATTGATGCGTTGATGCCGTTCGTTGATTCAATGTTAACAGAACGTGTTGAGGGTGTAAAACGTGTTAACGAAATGTTCGGTACGGATATTACCGTAACTTTGGGGTCAAGTTGGAAAATCGAACACGAAAATTATTTGTCGTTGCTCAAAGCAACAGAAGACGGGCACGAACACACCGACACAGAAGACGTTGACCCTGTAACGGAAAACGAAACAGAAGAAACGCAAGAAACAGAAGAAACGGAAACAGAAACAGAAGAAACAGAAGAAACAGAAGAAACAGAAACAGAAACAGAAGAAACGCAAGAAACAGAAGAAACAGAAGAAAAAGAAAAAGAAAACAAAGATGAAAATTAATGAACTTTTCACAACTGAAAACGGGTTATTTGAAAAAATCTTTAAACCCCTGTTTCCTGTTTTGTATGAATCAATATTCGGGAATGATGACCCGAAAATAATTGATATTGATTTTCGTTTCAAATATGGAAACAGAACTTTGTGTGATGCCGTCACAAACGAAACTGCAAATGATATTGTCAAAAGTATTATTACAGTAAAGTTTGACGAATGGCAAAAACAGATTCAAGTATTTAATAAAGAATATGACGTGTTGAACCCTGTAACATCAAAGAAGACGGAAACAACAAGTAACACCGTTGACGAAACAGGCAATAACAGCACAGTGGATTCAAGTATAACGTTTAACAATGGAGATTTCGGAAATGACACGAAACAGCAGAGAGATTCCACAGGGAACAGGCAAGAAACGGGCACGAAAACAACTGTTGAAAACGGTGTTCCGTCTAGTGTTCCAACTAGTGAGATTATTCAAAAAGAAATGAGTTTGCGCAAAACTAATTTCAAAACGCAAGTGATAACAGAACTTGCAAAGGATTTAACGATAGATATTTATTAATTCTTTAATTTTATATAAAATGGAAGTAAAACAGATTTATGATTTAGTTAACACAGTATCGAGTGAAGTGTTGGGCAAAACCGATTTTGTACACGAAGACCTTACAGGTTTGGTTGATTTGGGTAACGAAATTTTCAACCAAAAGGCCGTTGACAATTATGTAAAATCGTTGGTGAACCACATCGGTAAGGTTGTTTTCGTGAACCGCCCTTATTCGGGTAAAGTTCCATCAGTTCTTATGGATGCGTGGGAGTTTGGCAGCGTTTTGGAGAAAATCAGCGCAGATGTTCCAAATGCTACAGAAAACGATTCGTGGAATCTTACAGACGGTACAGAGTACAAACAGGATGTGTTCCACAAACCAACCGTTTCCGCTAAGTTCTTCAACTCAAAGGTAACTTTTGAAGTTCCTGTATCAATTACTGAAAGACAAGTAAAGGAATCTTTCAGCAGCGCAGAGCAGTTGAACGGATTTTTGTCAATGATTTATTCAGCAGTTGAAAAGTCAATGACTATCAAGACGGATGCCCTTGTTATGCGTACAATTAACAATATGATTGCCGAAACTTTGGATGCTGACAAAAAAGCATTCGGTTGGGTAGCATCAACACACGAACAGGTTGATTATGCGAATGCATCAACAGTACGTTGCGTGAACCTGTTGAAACTTTACAACACTAAGACGGGCGCACATTTGACCGCAGACGTTGCAGTAACCACACCCGATTTCATTCGATTTGCAGCATATCAGATGGGTTTGTACGCAGACCGTTTGCAGACAATTTCAACCCTGTTTAACGTTGGCGGTAAGGAACGTTTCACACCGAAAGACGTTTTGCACACAGTTCTGTTGTCCGATTTCGCAGCCGCAGCCAAAACATACCTGTATGCCGATACATTCCACAGCGAGAATGTTCTGTTGCCCCAGGCTGAGACCGTGGCAAGTTGGCAAGCAACAGGCACAGATTATGCTTTTGCCAACGTTTCAAAGATTGACGTTATATCTGCTAGCGGTGCAAGTATTTCTGTTAGCGGTGTGTTGGGTGTGATGTTCGACCGTGACGCTTTGGGTGTTACAAATTTGGACAAGCGAGTAACCACCAACTACAACGCAAAAGCGGAGTTCTTCAACAACTATTTCAAGTTTGATGCAGGTTATTTCAATGACACAAACGAAAACTTTGTTGTGTTCTTTGTTGCCTAATTTAGTTGTCTAACTTTTGGGGTGTTCCTGTAGTTGATAGCACAGGAATGCCCCTTTTAGCTTTTAAGGTATGGTTAAAATTAAAACTTTCATTTACAACGGCAAACCGAACGAAGTAAACAAGACTTTACAGGAAAACGAAGAATATACGGGCATGTTGAATGCAACGTTCAATGTTTTAACGCCTGTTGTTCGTTTCAGAACACGCACACCTGTAACGTTTAATTATGTTTACATCGAAAGTTTAAACCGTTACTATTTCGTTTCTGAGAAACAACAGGATGGCGATATTTGCACCGTTCGTTTACGTGTTGATGTTCTGTTTACTTATAAGGATATTATCTTAAACAGTACTGCAACGTTGACTAAAAGCGAAAACGGAAACAAATATCTTTCAAACCGTTCAAACGTTGTTGACGTTCGACCTAATATCAGAAAACTAGATTTTCCGAATAAGGGTTTGTTGAACGAAACAGGTAGTATTGTTATGGTAACTATTAAAGGTAACGTTTAAGGTATGGCAGACAAAGTAATAAAATTAAATTTAGCTAATTTTAAGGGTGACGTTTCAACTAAAGTTGAACAGCTTGATGCGTCACGACAAAAATGGAAAATAACGTTGACGGGAAACGTTGACGGATATTTTAAAGACGGTTTGGTTGGTGGCTATCAAGAATTATATAGCGGTGATTGGGTGAAAAACCACCCGTTTACTATTGACGGTAAGGTTGCAACGTTAATTGCCGAAACTGAATATTATAACACCGTTGAAATATACGGTGAATTTGTAAGCGGTGCAACACCAACGCCAACGAATCTGTTACGTTACGACACAACAGGGTTGACAGGTGAAGTTACAATAACCGACAAACAGGGCACGGATGCCGAGCACTTTGTTGTAACGGTAACGGGTAACGGTGACGGAACGTTTAACAATTTGACCGCAGTTTATACAGATATAGACGGTAATCGGCGTAAAGACCCGTTCAACGTATCGGGTAACGTTGGAACAATTACGGTTTATTGTAATAAGGGGGATGAGATTGCGATAAGAGGTGAATTTGTAAGCGGTGCAACGCCACCAACGCCAACGAATTTGTTACGTTACGACACAACAGGGTTGACAGGTGAAGTTACAATAACCGACAAACAGGGCACGGATGCCGAGCACTTTGTTGTAACGGTAACGGGTAACGGTGACGGAACGTTTAACAATTTGACCGCAGTTTATACAGATATAGACGGTAATCGGCGTAAAGACCCGTTCAACGTATCGGGTAACGTTGGAACAATTACGGTTTATTGTAATAAGGGGGATGAGATTGCGATAAGAGGTAGTTTTATTTCGGGTGTTCGTGAACTGCAAATAACCAACAATATTGCGAACACTACCGCAAATTCGGTGGCAAGTGAAACAAATTACACCGTAACGGTTACAGGAAACGCAAAGGGAATGTTCAACGGTACGCCAACGATAACTTATGGTGGCAATACGTACAATATGACCGTAACAAACCAAACCGCAACGGCTATTATACCTATAGCAACGGAATCGGTTATTATCAATGGTGAATATCTGTTAGGTAAGTACATCGAAGTTCAATACAGTTTGACAAATTGTGAAGTTGTTGGCGATAAACCTGTAAAGGTTAAACCGGGTCAAAGTTACACGTTTAATTTCAGAGCAAACCCGAATGCGGAATTAACAGAGATTAAAGTAAATTTCAGAGAAGACGGAAACCCTATTGTCGTAAACGGTACAATATCAGAAGACAAACAAACGGGTAACGTAACTTTTGAATTGACACCGAATGCAGTGGATTTGAATATCGTTGCGAGTGCAAATGTAGTTACACCGCCAACTATTAAAAATTACGGTGCTATAAACGTTTATATCGTTACGTCGGATAATTTGGATGAGTTTGCAAAAAAGCGTTTCTTTACCCAAACAGGGGAAACAGAAACAGGAACAAGCTATTCTGAAGTTAATTTGGGTACTTATGTAAACCGTATCAAAAGAATATTCGCAACCGTGCCCGTTGGCGGTGAAGACGTTCTTAAATGCGGTAACTACAACACGGGGATAAAGGTTAAATATCCCGATAGTGATGTTATGTTATTGGATTTCGGAAACGTTGAACTTCCAGGCGCAAACGGTAACAACGAAGACTTTAACGCACAGATACAAATGTTTATTCCGTGCCGTGGCGTTGTTTCTATTGATAATAAATATATCGGTAAAACGGTTAATTTATCTATCAAAGTAAACGTGATTACAGGGGATGCCGTGGCGTTTATTTCGTGTGACGGTGTAACATTTCAGTTTGAAAGTTTTTCTTTGTCACGTGATGTTCTTTATCGTTTGGGAACGGATTTAAACGTTGTTGGCGGTGAACAATGGAACGAACAAATTTTGTACGGTTTAGAACCTTATGTATTGATTACTGAGAATTTAACCGTTGATGTTCCTGTAAACAACACGCAAGAAAACGTAACTATAAATGCGGTTACAGGTTTCGCACAGTTTGCCAACGTGAATTTGAACACGGCAAATCTGTTAGTTGATGAATATGATGAAATCATTTCACAGCTTGAAACAGGTGTTTATCTATAAAAGAAACGGGCGGTAAATGGATGCCGCCCGTTTTCTTTATTTCTTACCATAAAATTCTTCTAACAGCCCTTTGTTATTGATGAACGTCAACAGGGCGTTTCGTTCTGCTAAACAGGTTTGTGCTTTAACTTCTAAAGCATCAATGAAAATCAAATTAGCCTGTAATGTGTCAACACACGAAGTTAACAGCAAACCTTTGTCGCTATCAGATTCGTTTGCAACAGTTTCAATGCTTTTCTTTGTAACTAAAAGTGAATCTTTCAGAAGTTTAAAATGTTCGTGCATAACTATTTCTTTTCTAGATTCATTATTACTTGATTACGTGGTTTGCCGTTACGTGAACAAATTGAAACGTGAAACCAAAAACTTTTAGAACCCTTTCGGTGTTCCTTAATAAGTTGGTCAAAACCGCCTGTTTCTCTAAGAACCTTTTCCAAAGATTCCATATTAGCGCAAACAATATCTGCTGCCAAACCTTTAAGGTGTTGACTGTTAGCGACACCGCCCACCGCTTTGTTTAACATCGGTGAACGATAACCGCTATTAATCAAGATAGGTTTGCCCAACTTTTCACGGATGCCGTCTAAATAATCAGCCAAACGATTCAAGTTGTCAACGATTTCAAACGTCGGCAAATTGTCAATGCCCAAACGTTTTGCAGTTGGTGAGGTGATAAACTCATTCAAACTAAAATACTTAATTTTTTTCATATTACTTTATTTTGTTGATACAATAAACCACTTTCGAGAATCTTTGTGCGTAGGGAATCGACCCTTTACAGTTATCGAACAATCCCCCTGCAAATAATCGATTTTGTTGTTGAAAAACTCGCTTACTTTGTCAGAACGTACCATATAAACGGTTGCTTTGTCCGACTGTTCCAATGTAATTTTAAAATATGAATGTTCCATATATCAATTATTTATGCCCCATAAGGGCGGTTAAACTAGATTTCTAAATCACGTTGCAAAGATAGACATTTTTCACGAAACCACCAAATTATTTTTGTTAAATAGTGTGAAAGGTTTAATTTAAATCTTTTTAACATATATGCAATTTTGTTCCACGTGAAACATCCACTTTGTCACCGTTCCACGTGAAACATCATTTTTATGAAAGTTTAACAGAGTTAAAGTTAGTTAAAAGATTCGGTTTTTGTGGCACAGCAAAAAGCGTGCCAAAGTGTGTTAGCAACTGTTAAATATGCGTTGGGAAATGTTAAAAATGGGTGCCTGTCTCTTATACACATCTGACGCTGCCGACGAA